AACGTCAGGGTCCATAACCGTTCCTCTGCCGCCTTGTTGCGCCCTTGCAAGATCTTCTCGAATCTTATCCATGTCGGGAAGTTGAATACCTTCTTGAACCTGCCTTCTAATAGCATCGACATCAATTTGCTCAGGTATCCTGCCTTGAAGCTCCTTAATTCGGTTTTCTAAACCGGAGAGGTCGGGGCCTTTTCTCGTTTCTAGATTCCGTATGCGCTCTAACACTTCAGGATCTAAAGCGGTTCCCCGACCCTCAACTTGCGCCAGTCGCTCTTGGATGCTGCCTAGATCTGGCACCTGAAACTCTGACTGAAGTTGCTGGCGGATGGCGTTCACGTCAACGTTAGGAATCTTGATTCCTTCTTGCACTTGTCTTCGGAGATCCTCTACATCGATATTCGGGACGTTAATTCCCTCTTGAACCCTGCGCTGTATTTCTTCCACATCGATGTTGGGAATGTTAAGACCTTCCTGAATTTGTGCTCGCAACGCATCGATATCGATCTGCGGGGCAGCTTGTGCTTTTCCTGCTAAATCGGTTTGGGCTTGCTGGAGCGCAGCAACACGCTCGTTAATGTCAGCGATATTGAGGTCGCCTAAACCCATGCTATCCCGCACCTGCTGCGCAATAGCCTCTGCGTCAAAGCTAGGCTGAGACGGGAGGTTCGACATCACATCCGCTCGGATCGATTCTCGGATAGCATCAAGATCTGGTTTAGCGCCTTCTAGTTCAGCGATACGAGCGAGTAACTGCTCTCTCTCTGATTCACCAGAGGCTCGATACTCTTGCTCTCGTGCCGCTGCTGCCGATGCTTGGTCAGCGAGCCTTTGGTTTAACTCGTCGAACCGGGCCTGCATTGCTGCGTCGGCCTCTGCTTGGGCTGCTGCTTTCGCTTCAGCCTCTGCTGCTCTAGCGGCTTCTGCTGCTTGCCGCTGCTCTTCCATTTGGCGTTGAGCATCTTCGTATTGTTGCTGGATAACCGGGGCCTGCTGTTGTATTTGCCCCACGGCTTCCTCGAACAAGCCACCTCCTCCAGCCGCAGGGCCTCTGAACATATCCATCGGGGAACCGGGGCGCTCGCCGCGATCAAATACAGGCCGATTCATCAGGTAATCGCCCATCTGACCATAAGGGTTATAACCAGCGCCATACTCTGCGATAGAGTCCATCAGGTTACCGTAAGGAGAATCCTGCAAACCGCTGCCGTATGGTCGGAACAGGTCTCCGATGCCGCCCTCCCTCTGAGGTTGGGGCATAGGTTGCGGTTCTGGGTAAGGCATTCTAGGGACCTGAAAAATAGGTCCTTTGTCGGGCTGCGGCCCACGACGCGGTGTTCTTCCAAACTTATCGCGCATACGCTCAAGCATGTCTTGAATGTTGCCCGGTGAGCGCTGTGGTGGTGGCGGCATCCCCGTATTTTCGGGAGGAATGAATGGAATATAATCCTCTCCCGGCACAGGAGGATTTGCTTCATAAAACTCTATTGGCGCGGCAAAGCCAGATCCTCCTGAGCCATTCGGCTGCACCTGACGATTATAAAAATCTAAAAAGCCACCCGTATTGATCATCCGATCATCTTGTACGATAGGTGCCCTTCGAACCGGTACAGGTGCGGGTCTTCTCATCTTCATAGCATCACCAATTCTTGCAAGACCAGTACCGAGCAGTCAGTTTATTTTTGGCACCGGATTTATCGCAACCGTGTCTAGCCCTAAAGTTAGATCTTCGCTCTGGGTTGCTTTTTTTGATTTTCATGTTTGGATCGCCATAACGAACCAACTTAATTTCATCGCCTTGACGCGCCAAAACAGCAAACTTTTTCGGTTTACCCGGAGTGCGCTTCGGCTTATTGAACCCGGCGAACGATTCACCTCGATAAGTGACTCGTCCGCCTTCGGTTCTTTTTGCGTCTTTAGATCTTGCCATTAGCCGTAAGTCTTTAATACTTCTACTATCACCGTATAGGTATCGGTGTTGCTTGCGCCAATCGTGGTAAATTTCACGTCACCAGTTTTTCCGCTTCCCGCGTCATTAGGGATTCCAGAAAAATCTGAGTAATCGTGAAAGCCGTTCGAGTCTGGCGAAAGCCCGATAATCAAAGTGTCAGTAGTGGCGTCGTTCAGTAACTCGACACCCATGCCTACGCACTGCCACCAAATCTTAGCTATGGCAACTTCAGTGCAAGCCTTGCCTGCACTGTTTGAAGTCAACGAGCTTACGTCGATCTTCGTGACCGCAGCCTCGCCCGTTCCGTCACTAATATTGGTGAACTTCAGGACGGCTTTACGCTCACCGTCCTGAATAGTTTGGCTTGTTACTGTGTCAGCCATGACTCACCCCTTATTGATCAGCAAATGCAGGTGCGTCAGCGCCTTGCTGGTAGCCCCAAATGTAGTAATTGGTGCCATCCTTCGCTTCTATGTTGATTTCCATCAACCCGAAGTCGGTCAGCGTTAGCTTTGAATTCGAGTTGCCATCAGCATACACGCTCGCTGGGGTGCCAGTGATATGCAACACACCACCAAGGAAAAAGTTAGTGTTGCCGGGGGTAACAATGATGAGGTTTTCTGTTTCCTCAGCCGCACCACCATATACAAACTTAAAGTTTGCACCAGCTACGGGAGCAGGCAACGTGATCGTGCGGTTTGCAGCCAGCGCAGGAACTACAAGAACTCGTCCGCTATGGTCTGCGGTAGTAAGCGTCTTGTCTTCGTCTCCTAACGCAACAGGCGCTCCACCGTAAGTCGAAACCTCAGTAATTGTGCCGGTAGAAGCGTCTTTGCTGATTGCTTTGAAAGTGCTCTCGGAACGAATTGGTCCCGAAAATGTAGAATTAGCCATTGGTTATCTCCTGTCTTGGCTAGTGTCAACCGCCCCATGCGGTTGTCAGGGATAAATCGATATTACAGAAAAAAGAAAGGGGGCAAAAGCCCCCTTTTTTTTCAGGCTCCTTGAGAGCCGTAGACGCCTCTCCAATCTGAGAAACCGAACGAATAACGCTCTCGCGCCTTATATCGCAGGTTACCAGTTGAAAAGTCAGGCTCCATAGATGTTTCCATGCCTGTGCGCTGTAACATCTTGAGACCTTCACCTTGCTCAGTGCCAGAAGTCAACAAGAAGAACGCATCGGGGTCGTTCACGTAGTGGTTTACAGTGTAACCACCGGGAAGTACGCCCGTGTTCTTGATTGCGTTGACATCATTATCAGCAGTTCCTGATCGCAGCGGTGAATTCAAGATTCGATCCGCAACGAAGACGAGCTGAGGTGGAACGACGAGCTTGGTAGCTTGTACCGAAATCGTCAAACCGCGATCGTCTGTAAACGTGCTGATGTCAATCAAAGCGTCCTCAAGAGAAGTCTCGTTGAGGTCTGCCATGGTTGTGGCTCGGTTAGCAGCAGTGCCGCCGCCTGCCAGTGGATGGGCAGTGTTGATCAATGACACTCCATCTCCGCCCGTAAACGAGCTGGAGAAAGCGTTGTTCAAGACATCTGCACCTTTGATCTCTTTGGTGTTAGCCATAGATCGGGCGAGAGCCTTCACATATCGCTTACCAAGTGAGTCGTACAAATTATCTTCCACTGCCTCATCGGTCAAAGAAAATGCCAAAGCGATAGTTTCATGAGTGTAACGTGCTGAATATCCTTCAGACGCATTATCAAATTGAACACCTTGACCTTCAGTTTTTACAGGCGCTGAACCAAATCCGGTAATCAGAACCTCTTCCTCGAATGCACGCTGAGAATCTTCAATAGCAAAGATTTCCTCATACTCACGATCATAAGAATCGTAAGACATCCCGAAGAGGCTATTCAAACCCGGCTCTAGTTCCTTCGCCAGTTGTGCGCGTGAAATCGCCATGTTTTAGCCTCCTTATGCCAAGCCAGCCGACTTCACACCAGCGATATGGTTTTGAATTACAACCATTACATTGGTGTTAGCGGATGCTACGTCATCATTGTCAGGATCTTGAGAAATATCGATTGCTTTCAACGGCAAAGTAGTCGTTGTAGCACCAGTAGTTACGTCAAGTTCCACGTTTGATCGGCCTGAAGACGTGTCACCAGTTGTTGACTGATCAACAATGTCAAAATTGCCGAACAGATCAGCGACCGGGAACGTGTCATCGGCTTGTACTTCGAAAACCACATTAGGGTCATCGACTACAAACGCAATGATGTCTGAGGCTGATATTGAACCGGGGTAGTAGTTCTTGAAAACTTGCTCACCGGTTGTTGGGTCAGTGTACTGGACACCGTTAAACACCCCTACGACGGGGACAGTGCTTCCTGCTGCGGCTCGTTCGATACCGCCACCGGTTACTTGCTTAACGAGGTCGCCTTGAAAGACAACGCCGCTATAACCAGAGGCAATTCGATATCGACTTTGGCCACCAGAATAGGGAGCACCACCCATCATGCGAGAGGGGCGTAATCCAAAGGCTGCATCTTTATTAGCCATTTAAGGACTCCTTTTTTACCTTCTGCCAAAAGTTACTTGGGAGTCTCGCTGGGGGTCATACTTCACGTAACGGGCGTCGCCGCGTGTCTCGTTAAACATAGTGATATCGAGCGCATCTTTGGCTTGCTGAGTTTTGACTTG